AGCCGGGGGAGGCGGCACTGCCGCCCCTGCGCCAGAAGGGGGTATCGCCGAGGCGGTGCCATCGGCGCCGCGCACAAGGTCGAGCAGACCCGGCTGCGTCTGAATTCGAAAGGCGTTGAGTGCGCGGCCGGCCTCGGCGGCCATGCCGTGGAGCTGGAGCTGAAACGCCGCCATCTGCGACAGGCTGCGACGGAATCCCAGCAGCACCTCGGGCGAGGCTTGGCCGGCGACCACCTGCCGCGCCAGCTCGGTGGTCTTGTCTCTCAGGGTAGACATGACCAGGCGGGTCGCGGTGATCTGCTCGGCGTTCGCGGCTTGCCCAGGCAGGCGCCCGAGCACAAAGCCCTCGTCCTCCCTGAAGCGGGCAACAGCGGTGTCGATGGTCTTCTGGTGGCTGCGCGTGCCGCGACGCGCAGTCTGCACGGCGCCGTCCGGGTCGCTGCCGCCGAGCGCCTCGGCGATGTTGTGGACGATGCCGTTGAACTGGTTCGGGTCAGTCAGGTTGTCGGTGTTGATGTTCACCGCATACTTCGGCAGCGGGCCTGTGTGGCCCATCTCCACGAGCTTCGCGGCCTGGGCAGCCACTGCCTGCGGGTCGCTGGAGTGAATGGCGTGTGCGACCTTGGGCGCGGCCAGACGCAGCACCTCGGCGAACGGTCCGCCGGCTGCGATGTCCACGCGGCCCATCGAAGTGTCGAAGGCCTCGTTGAACGGGTCAGAGTCGTCATTGAACGGCAGCACGCCGCCATCGGCCGGCGGCTCGGGCGGCGGCGCGACAGGCTGCAGGTTGTTGGCACCGCCGCCGACACCGAGCGGCTCAAGGGTCTCGGGACCGCCCTCCTCTTGAGAGCGGTCGCCGATGATCGGCGGCGGGCCTGGCGGGATGTTCAGCGTGGTCACGGCTTCTGCTCCTTGGCGGCCTCGATCTTGCGCATGAGGGTATCACTCACCTTTTGCCCTTTCAGGTGTTCCTTCGCCGCCTTGACCAGCTCGGACATCTCCTCGAAGTCGTCAGCAGTGAACGAGTCGAATATCTCCTGTGCGGTGGGCTCTACAGCGGGGCCGGCCGGCGCGATCTCCCGGCCGCCGAAGTGATCCATATCGAGGTTCTTGTCGGGGTGCGCGAGCACGTATTCGCGCGCCTCCTTCTTCGAGGCGAACACGCGCTGCATGGGGTCGTCTTCGCCTGCATCGAGGTCGAAGACTTCCCACCGCTGGCCGGTCTTGGCTTTGCGCTTGCCTTCGAAGGTGTCGTCTACGGTGCCGGTTGCCGGGGCGGCATCTGGCTCGCTTGCCGCCGCCTTGGCAGGCTTTGGCCCCTTCTTGGCTGCGCGCTTTGCGTTGCGCGCTTCGAGCGCGGTCGCCGCCGCCTTGATGTCAGCCTCTTGCCGGGTCAGTTCTTCTTTGAACTTTTGCCGGACGCTGGTGATACCACTGCGTAGTCGGCCATGTTCCTCACGGATTCTGGCAGCTCGTCCCACTCGGCCTTTCGGAATCCCGCCGAGGCTGGCGGCGTCGCCTGACTTGAGGTAGGCGCGGGCTTCTTTTCTTCCGACATTGGCTATCTCCACGATGCGGTCTACTGCCTTCGAGTCAATCTCGCGCAGGTGCTCTTGGATTATAGCAGGGGCGTCATCATGGAATACAGCGGTTGACGAGAAGTCGCGCGCCAGCACAGCACCTTCGGTCTTGTTCCCGAACTTCGCCTTGGCCGCTGCCACCACCGTCTCGTAGTCAATGCCCTGCGGCGTGCCGTCCTCACCGAAGCTCGGGGCAATGTCTATCATTGCCCCGTTCGGCGTGTCAGTCAGTGACACCTCGAAGTTCGGGCCAAGCTCGTCGGAGAAAGCCTTGAGCTGCTCGTCGCCGATCTCCTCCTTGAAGAAAACCGAGTAGGTGCGGACCTTCCCTGCGGCCGGCGTCGAGTCGTGCGCTACTTGGCGATACACCGACGCTGGGCTCAGGTCTTGCTTGAGCCCCTCGGTGTAGAAGGCCAGGAACACTTCCGACTCTCTATCGGTCGCGCCGCGCAGCGGGATACGCATGTTCTCGTTGATGTTGCCCTGCCACGTACCGCGACCATAGTCGATGCGTGTGATCTCAGGCACCGCCTTCATCGGCCCGGTCCCTTCAAGCCGGCGCAGTCCGCGCGCCATGTCGAATGCCTGCGTCGCAATCGAGGGCTCAGTGCCCGTTCGCGTTGAAAGGTTGTTCGAGGTGCGGCGTATCGCCTTCGCCATATCGCGTCGGGCGGCGTCATCCCACTGGTCTTTCATGCCGAGCATGCGCGCGGTCTCGGGCGACCGCTCACTCATCGGCTCGATAGTCGCCATGGGCGCCTTCTCGAAGGCCGGCGTTGTCGGGTCGAACACTCGCTGCGAGCGCGGGTCGGTCAGCACCTCGCGCGTGATGGGCTGGCCCTCATCCACGATGCCGGCGTCCACGAGCTTCCCGTGGATGGTGTCGAGCGCCATCATGTAATCGTCGCCCGTGTTCGAGCCGCGCGGGTCGCGCATGCGCTGCTCAACCCAGCCCAGCGCCTGGAGCTGCCACGCTTCGTATGGCTCCTCACCCGGCGCCAGCCGCGCGTTCAGCGCATCGCGCATCTTGAGGTAGAAGCGGCTGAGCGGTTCGTACAGTGCTTGGTTCTGGAACAGCTCTTTGTCCGAGATGTTGAACGACTTCGCGACCTGGCGATCATTGGTGGACAGCGGCGGGTCATCGCGCATGCCGGCGAGAAACTCGAACGTGCCACCGAAGTTGTGGATCTTGTTGGTCGCAGTGTCCTGGCCGAACAGCTCGGTGCGAACCAAGCCGCCCTTCGAACCTGGCGAGAATGACAGCGCGGTGTTAGCCGGCCGGCCCGCCAGGTCGTGACCCATCACCGACAGCGCGCGGCGCATGTTGTCGTAGGGGTTTGCCTGCGGCGACGTTGCACCGACCAGCCCGAAGAACCGCTCCAGCTCTTTCGGCGTGAAGTCGGGCAGCATGTCTCGCATGGCCTCGGTCGAGATTTCATACCAGAAGCGCGCGCGGTTCGGCAGCGACAGCGCGGCGTTCCAGAACTCGGCTGCGTGAGGCGATGCGCCCAGCTCCACAGCGCGCGTGCCCGCCATGGTCGGCGACTCATCGACAGCCTGTTGCCACAGGTTGGCGACATCGGTGTCATTCATGCCGCGCAAGCCCATCCCTGGCAGATCGAGCGGCAGGTCTTTGAACTCGGTGCCGGCCGAGGTCTTGACCGGCCCCGGCTCCAGCAGGCGCGGCGACGATACGCGCGCCTCGGGCGGGATGGCGGTCTTCAGTTCTTCGACCGTGCGACCACGCACCGTGCCCATGCCGGATGCTGGCCCTGCGGCGAGGTCTTCGGCCAGCGCCATGACCTGCTCGTGCTGGTCGGGCGGGACATTCTGCAGAACGTCATCGAAGGCAGCGCGGTCGAGCGGCTCGCCGCCTTTCGATTTCATGAGGCGCGCGGCCAGCACCTTGGTGGCGGACCATGCTGCGTCGAGCGGCACGCCTTCGTTGAGGCGCCCTGGCGAGGTGGCCGACTTCAGCTCCTGCATGCCGACGCGTTCCATCTCCTCCCAGTTGACGCCGCGCACCGCGCGCATGCCCTTGGCTGCCAGCATGTACGCCTTGGCCGCGCCTTCAACCGCGAGCCCAGGTGCCGACATAGCCCCTTGCGCCGCGACGCCGAACGGCACGTTGGCAACAGCAGCGCGCACCCGGTTGGCGAGCTTCTCTTCGACATCGCCGTCGGCGCTCTTCGATGCCATGAACGCAGCCCACTCGGGCAGGAAGCCGAACTGCTTCGCGATGTCGGCGAGGTTGTTCTCGACGGGGTCGAACGCAGCGAAGTCCACCGGCAAGCTGGTGATGGCGCCCTTCGCCGCTTCGTTCGCGAAGTTGGTCAGCCACGACGCGTCTTGGCCGGCGACCTTGAATAGCTGGTAGCCCTTGAACAAGCTGCTCATCGCGGCGAACGGCACAGCGAACTGCGCGCCCGAGGTGATGACGTTCTCGGCCACCGCAGTCGCCGGGTTGGTGCTGGCCGCTGGCAAGATTTTCGGGGTCTTGGTCTCGGGGTCCAGGGTGATCGCTTGCAGCGCCTCGCCCAGCACTGGCATGACACCGGGCTGGTCGGTTGCCCACTGCCCGATCTCATTCACCGTGCGGTTCAGTTCATAGGCGGCGTTCATCACGCCCTGGCCCGCAGCGGCGACTATCCGCCCCGGCAGCTCGCGCCGGGTCTTCATCTCACCAGCCGGCGGCGTGTACGCAGGCGTCACCGGGATAGGCGCGCCATAGGCTTCGATGTGCGCGCGGTTCAACGACTCGGCGTACTGTTCATCGGTCTGCCCGTTAAGGTCGCTCTGCATCTCGCGACCCACCGGGGTCTGTGCATCCTGGCGCGCGCGGAAGAAGTTCATGAGTTCGTTGATCATGGCGCGCTCTGCTCAAGCTTCCACAGTTCGGTGTTCGCTTCTTCTTCGGTGAAGTGCGGATTGTTGCGCAGCTCCAGCATGACAGCGGCTTTGTCGGGGAAGCGGCTTGTCGGCGCAATCATCGCCTTGTTGCCATCGAGCAGCAGCTTGCTTATCTCGCGCGCGACGTTCATCGGCTTGCGCTCCGGGTGCGCGACCATGGTTTCATACATCTCGCGGCGCGCTTCCTTCGCGAGCGCGACCGTTGATGCGTTCAGTGACGACTCGCCATAGCCGAGAATGCCGAACTGCCCGTCCAGCCAATCGGCGGCCGACTTGTAATCTGCAGTGGTGGTGACCGCAGCGCCTCGGTTCAATACGTCGAGCACCTCTTTGCCCTGCTCGTTGTTCAGCCCGCCAGGTCCGCGCATCGAGTTCAGCACTTCGCCCGCAGATATGCGGCCTTGATAGGCGCGGTCCAGCAGGCGGCTCTTCGCTTCGGTGTTGCCCATGCCGCCCTTCTCTTCGTATACGGCAAGCGCATCGCTGAGCTGGCGATACTGCTCGCCGCGAATGGCGCGCTCGTAGAGCAGGTCGCGGATGTCGTTCTGCGAAAGCTCCAGCCGCTGCACGCCGCCATAGGCGACGCCGAAGTTCTGGTCTTGTATCTCGCGGCGCTGACGGTCTTCGATTGCATCGTTGCGTCGAGCATCGGCGAGCGCACCCTGGCGCATCGCTTCCGACCGCTTCTCTGCGTTGATGATGAGGCGCTGGCGCGTTTCTTCACCCATGCCCGCGTAAGGGCTGGCAGCGCCGTCCTCGCCCATGCCCGAGTACAGTTCTTTCAGCACCGCGTCCGGCTCATTCAGCACGCGATAGTTGAGCTGGTCTTCGGCAATGCCGTCGATGAATGAGTGAAGCTTCTTCTCGGCATCGAGAGGCGAGATGACACCGGTCGCCGCCGACGCGCGAATGTAATTGATGACACTGTCGCGCACCTGCATCGCGTCTTGCGGATTGCTCGCGCTCGACACCATCTTGCGGCCCTTGAACGTGTAGTCATCGAGACTCGCGCGCGTCCAGTCGATCTGCTGCGTGATCTGCTGCTTGCGGGCCTCCATCGTCTGCGTGCCCGCGAACGAATAGACGTCCTTGGTGAGTGCCGCTTCGGACAGCGGGTCATCGACGCCCTTGAGATACTTCTCGCTGAGCTTCGTGAGCATGGTGTCGGAATCAGACGCGAGCGTCTTCCATGCCGACGGGTCAGCCGAACGCTCGACCCACCAGTTGCCGTACTCTTGCTTGAACGCCATGGAGCGCAATGCAACGTCGGCGGTGCGCTGCGCTTCCTGCGCGCGCGCGGCCAGCTCGGCGGTCGCCGCGCCCAGTGCGCCGAATGCTTTCGCCTGGCCGAGGTCTGCCGTGCCGGCGCCCTGACGCAGCACGCCGCCAGCGGTGCCAGGCTCAGAGACCGCTCGGTCGTAGAGCTGGATCTTCACGGCTTAATCGCGCGGGTAGAGATAAGTCGGGTAGCTGTAGCCAGCCGGCGCCGCGTCCTGCGATGCTGGTCGACCGTTCTCCATTGCGTTCAGGTTGTTTGATGGGCGCTCGCGCGACATCTTGTACTTGATGACCTTGCCGTTGGTGGACAGTGCTTCTTTGGCAAGGCAGATAAGGCGATAGATGGCGTACTCATTGGTGCCGACCACGCGCTCTGCGCTCTCGACAATCTGCACGTTGCTCTGTTCAGAGTTGTAGGTCGTCACATCCGTCCACGACGTAACACTTGCGCCCAAGTTCTCATAGCCGTTCTTGGTGGACTTCTGCAGTTTTACCGTGTTGTTGGCATCTACGCCGCGCAGGGTGAGATAGAAACCAGTCTGCAGATAAGTGATGCCGTAGGCAGGCGATGCCGGCGTGAACGCATCGAGCGTATTGCTAAGCTCGCCAACCCGGCAGAACGTGCCCTCTACCATCCCACTACCTGCACTCATCGCATCTCTCCTCAGTAAGTCGTTCGACCGAAGCGAACACCGCCTCGACCCGGCACTGCGTTGGCTTCAGCACGCGTGTAGTTTGATGCAGTCGGGGGAGCTGAATCGACCCCAGCCACAACGCCGTCGGTGGTGCGCTTGTCCCAGCCTACCGGGTAACGGAGCTGGCCGGTGAGCAGGCTCGACCCGAAGTTGCCGAGCGCCTGCGAGCGTATCGCGCTGCCCTGCTCGTATGCCTGCCACTCGGCCATGGCGCCCTGGTTCATGAGCTTTCGATAACCGGCCTGCGCCGTGTGATACATCGCCGTTTGATCGAGGCCTTGCTGGTAGACGATCTCGTTCAGCACTTCCATCGGCGAGCCCTGCATCTCGACGCCGCTCTTGAGGAAGCCGGTGCGGGCCGTCTCGCGGAAGTATCGCTGCTGGTGCTGCAGGATGGCCGCCTGGTCTTCATAGGCCACCCACGACTGACGCGCCTCGTCTTCATAAACCTCGCGGTTGAATCGCCCTTCCTTCTCAAGCGCACCCGCGCCCTGGAACGCCTTGACGGTCGAGAGCAGATTCATGCCCGCGCTTATCCACGGTGCTGCCGAAGTGAACAGGCGGCCGATGGTCTCAAGGAACATTACATGTCCTCGACTTGCAGGGTGCCGAACAACGCGAGAATCGTCGCCGGCAGCGGGTCATCCTGGGTGTATGTGATCTGCGCCTCTTCATCCCATCCGAGGAGCTGCACTTCCTTGACCCCGGTGTATGGCTGCGTCGCGGTGTCCATGGGGTCGGATGCCGAACGGAATTGAATCTCGACGCCATTCGTCTTGAGGCCCACGGTCTGGTAGACGCGCAGCTTACACCGACCCCAGCTCTTCGCGCGGCCCTGCGTACTGCCGTCTGGCGCGCCTGTGATGCCTGGTAGCGTTTTCAGGGTCGAGGTGTAGGGTAGCCCTACCGAGGCCTTGCTCACGGCAGGGGAGACGCTCACGGCGCCAGCGGTGACCACCTGCGAGGTGAACACGGCGCCATCGCCGCAGATAGCGACCGTCTCGCCTTCGAGGTGGCCGAGGCCGCTCAGTGTCAAGGTCGGTGCGCCGTCGTACTGCAGGCCGCTGTCCACAAAGAATGCCGACTCGATACCGTCGTCTTCATCGAACGGCACTTGGAAGTATTCGACGTAGCGCTTGGTGACGCCGCCGATGGTGTAGTTCGTTATCGTCCAGGTCTGGTTATAGCCCTCGGCGCCTTGGATGGCGGGAATGGTGGCAACGCTCTCGGTAAGGCCTGCGCAGCTCTCAGTGCCCCACGCGACGATTTCCTGCTCACGGTCATAGGTGAGGTTCAGAAGCATGCCGTCGCCACGCACAGCGTACACCGTGGAGTCTGGCTCCTTGGCGTGGCTCATCTGCACGATGCCGCCCTTGGTGATGTGCTCGGCAAGCAGCGTCAGGTCCGGCGCCCGGTAGGCATTGTCTTTGAACTCGAACTGCATCTCGCGAACCTTGCGGTTCGAGCGCGTCAGGAACAGCAGCACACTCGATACCTCCAACGGCTGCATGTATGCCGACCCGTGCGCGGTCTGCGGCGATATGCGGACGTTGGTCGGCGTCAGCGCCGTGCTCGGATCGCCTGCCACGTACTCAGCACCGGCAGTGCCGATGAATAAAACGTCGCCGCCCTTCAGCCACTGGATGGTGTTCAGCGCCTGCGAGGCGATGGTGTAGTTCACTGCTGAGCTGTCGGCGGTGCCTGGGGTGAAGTCCTCATAGAACCCACTCGCCGAGCCCCACAGCGTCTGCGCCTGGTAGCTGGTGCCGCCGAAGTACAGCCGCTGCTCGAAGAACGTCACGCTGCGCGGGAAACCCCGATGTTTTGACCACGCGCCTTCCGCCCATGTGGTGACGGCTGCGACGGCGCCAAAAACGGATTTGACCACGGCAGTCACAAGGGTGGTGCTGGTGACGTTTGTGATCTGAGCGTAGCCCCAGACTGCGCCGTTCTTGATACGGATATAGCCACCGGGCTCGGTGCCAACCGGCCCCATGCCGACCCTGAAATACGAACTCGATGCGGTGATGGTAATCGCCGCGCCGACAGGCCCGACGGCACTGACCAGCATTGTGCGCGTGGTGGTGTTGTCAGGCAGGTAAGGTCCGTCGGTGAAGCTGACCTGCGACAATGTCCATGCAATGTCGCTGGTGCGAGAAAGCTTGCGCGGCCAATAGTTCTTGTGGGCGATGTACATGACATCGGCTGACTGCGCGCTCTGCAGCTCGAACAGGTCGGCTTCGAGGTAGTCCGTTGCCAGCTCAAACGGCACGCCCGGCACCGACTCCACGATGCCGCTGTTCTTGAACACGCGCATGCGGATGTTCGCCAGTTCGAGAATGTATGCCGTGGTGACATCGTGCTCGAACGGCATGAGGCGCGACTTGGTTGTGCTGTTATAGCACTCGGCAACGAAGTGTCGGCCAGGGCGACGCGTGGCGCCGCCGTGTGGCATTACGCGGAAGTTGTCGAGAGTAGCGACCGCAGCGGAATACCGCTGGATGTCTTCACGGCCAAGCAGGCGAGGGGAAAACTCGCCGGCCGTGAAGTTGGTCTGTACCGGGACAATGCGCGCCACGGGTTACCCCGCCTCGACGGCCGATTCGACGCCCATTTCGGGAAGCTCCTCGATGGTGCCCTTGGCATAATCGAGCGCGATCTCTGTCTGCTTCTCGCCTTTGGCCCGCCTTGATGCAATCACCGCGCTTTCCGCATCAAGCTCCGCATCCGGCGCCGGCGTCGGGGTTGCTGTCACAGTATCCCCAGACGCAGAGAAGCGCGTCCGCTTCAGCGCAGCGGTCGTGTTGATAGCTGGCTGGTTGATGTCCCAGCCCGAGCCCCCGAGCGTCGCTATGTTCGACTCAATACCAGGCATATCTCAATCCTCAACCGTAGCGAACTTCGATGAGTTCATTGGACTGCAGCTCTTCGACTGTGCCCTCTTGTGAGTCCACGCCATAGCCGCCGTCGATCTTCATCTTGTAGAGCGCGGCCATGCTTTCCATCATCGACTTCGATTTAGTGATGGGCATCGCGAGGTGCATAGCGAGGTTCGCCGCGCATGCGACTTTGAAGTGAGCGTCGTACTCATCCGGGTTCAGCACCCGACGAATGTATTCGATAGTGATTGCCGAGGAGTCGCAGTACAGATAGCGACCGCGAACGAAGTGCTCTTCATGGTTCTCAGCCTTCAGCACGCGCAAGCAGTAGTCGCTCACCGAGGCCGGCAGCGCGAAACCGTAAGCCCAGTCCATTTTCGGCGCATTCTCATCGGTGCTGTCGAGCGGAACGCTCAACGTGGTCTGACGCGTGGCGAAGTTCCAGCGAAACGCGCGCATGGTCTCATCGCGCACCTGCTCATAGAACAGATTGCAGAGCTGCGCCTGCTTCGATGTATCGCTCAGTGCAGTGATGCTCTCGGCTCCGAGGAGACCGAGAGCACCATTACAGATCGCGACTTCAGACGACCAGGCCACCTTAGCCCGCGTTGGTGGCGTAGCGGCAACGCAGGCCGACCGTGCCGGCGGCGGTGGTCGCTGCCGTCAAGGTGAGCACCACATCGTACTCGCGCACCGGGTCCGCAGTGAGCTGGAGGCCCAGCCACAACGCCTTCTCCATGTCGGCCAAGCCGAAGCCCACGCCGGCATCGGTGGCATCTGCCTCGTGGCAGATTTCGGTGCCGGTGGTGATCGCCGACGCGATTGACTGCGCGCTCGCGAAGTAATCGACGTCCACTACCGCGCCGCCGTTCTGGGGGGTCTGGTAGATGCCGACATCGCCCGCGCCCGAGGTGATGGCGTCGCAGTAGATCTGCAACGAATACACAATCGCGTTGGACGGGATCTGGAAAAAGCGATAGGTCGATGCAATGGAATCGCCGTTCGCCAATTCGATGGTGCCGACCGCGCCGCGCATTACGCTTTCCGCCAAGCTGGCCGGCATATGGACAATGGGCACAGCATCGCGGTTGGTGATCTGTGCGGTTTTGAGATTGACAACTGCCATGAGATTTCTCCTTGGGCCTGGTTCAGTCCAGGCCCATTACGATGTGGCTTAGGCGCAGGCGATCTGGACGAGCTGCTCGTCTTCGATGCGCGTTGCTGCCAACGAAGCGTTGACGTACACCTGCATGGCGTGGCGCATGTCGGGGCGCTCTGCGATGCGGACCTGCAACTCCTGGCCCATGCCTACGCCGATGGCGTTCTGCGTGCAGCAGATCACCAGGCGGTTGCCGGAACTGTCGTTGGTGAGGCGCTGGGTGCGAACGAACTGGAACCCCATGAAGGTGTCGATGGCGCCCTGCGCCAACGCCTTCACGGTGTTGTAGTCGCTCGACTTCACCTCGGTGGTGTTCAACAGGTCGGTGACCTGCTTGGCAGTCAACCAGCAGAAGCGCGGGATCTCCGGGTCAGTGTCGGCTGCATCGAGGATTTCGCGCGCCGACAGGAGCTTCGCCAGGGTGAGGCCAGCGCCGCCGACGAGAACCTTCTGGGCCGCCGGCAGAGCGGTGACAGTGGCGCCGCTCTGACCTTCGTAGGAGCTGCCGTTCGACGCAGCGATGATGACGTCATCGATGGAGCGGCCGACTGCCCACGCACCGTTCACCGCATAGCGGTTGGTCGGGTCGAAGATGGTGCGGATCTTGTCGATGCTGTCGATAAGGTCGGCCCAGTCCCAGTCAGTCATGTCTGCGCGCCGACGCGAATGAATCGTGTCAGTGAGCGGGGTCTTGGCGTGACGGGTGGTGACCTGCGAGGCGGCAGTGGCTGCCATGCGCTCGTAGTAAACGGTGCGGCCGATGACGTCGCCGTCGTTACGGACACAGGCCATGAGACGCGAGCCTTTCTGCTGCGCCATCATGATGACGTTGTCGCGATACATTTCTACGTGCGCGACGGGGATATTCACGGACATTGTTAGTCCCTCCGAAAGTGTTTTAAGACCTTCGACGGACTACCCGGAAGCCGGACCCATCTTGCGCCAAGCGGGCGCCGCACCGGTTCTTTCACCGTGTCTTGTCGGACCCCGTAGGACTACCCGACCTGATCAGGTGGGCGGCGACCACCTCTCAAAGATGGCCGCCGCCCTTGCGCAGCAGGAGCTGATTCCACAACGCGTGAGAAGCGTATCGCGGTCTCAGTTGCCTTGCAACGCCCTGCGCTGCGTGTACAGGCTCTCCATGTCGAGCAGCGCCTGCTTGTGGCCGGCGGATGTCGGGTTATGGAAGGCGTGGCTCTTGTTGTCACGTATCTCGCCAATACGGGCGTTGACCTCGGACAGCGACAAAGCCCCGCCGCGCGGGACGTCGCCATGCACCAGCCCGTCTTCGCCCATGGCTCGGTTGATCTTCGCCAGTATCTTCGCCAGCGCCGGGACGTTGCCGAGCCCGGTCGCATCCAGCTCGCCCATCGCCAGGGCCATGCCTTCCTCGCCACCGAACTTCTTGAGCACGTTCTGAGCGCCGGCCATCTCGACGTCGTACAGGCTGCCCCACTCTTGCTTGAGTGCGGCGCTCGCGGTGTCTGCAGCGCGCTGTGCGGCGGTGTCGGATGCCTTCACCGATTCGATGACATCGGCGTACACGCCGCGCGCTTGGTCGGGCAGCAGGTTGTGCTTGTGCGCCATCGTCGCGATGAACTTGCTCATGTCGGCCACCTTCTCAGGCAGCACGCCCTCGACCGGGTCGAACTTGTAGCCGCTCGCGTCACCCGGCCTGCCGAGCTGCTCGTAGTACTTGTTCCAGCCCTCGGTGTCGCCGGCCTTCGGCAAGCGCACCAGGTCCGGCACCGCAGTGCGCAGGCGGTCTTCGAACTTCGCTATGTCGGCCTCGCCCGCGTCTTTGCCGGGTATACGAACGCTGGCGCCCACCATCGACTGGGCGTCCATCCAATTTTTGACAAGCGCCTGTACGTCGCCGATGCCGGCCTTGGTAACCTGCTCGCGATACTCACCAGGGACCATGTCGATGAACGGCGTTCCCCCTCCAGAGCCGCCACCAGCAGCGCCGCCAGGATTGCCACCATCGTTACCGCCGCCACCAGCGCCAGCACCACCAGCGCCTCCGTCGTTCGCTTCATCTCGGTAACCCCCGTGCATGAATTGAAGTCTCATAGCTCACCCCTTGCTGCTCGTTTCACTGCTTCGCGCAGGTCGAGTACGACCCGTCGCTCTCCGTCGATGTAATAGGCGCGGAAGGGGTGGTCGACGGCTGCCACCTCTTCCTCGTGTGCCGCGCTCTCGCGGTTGTGATAGACCCGCAACAGCTCCTCCATCACCATCTGGAATGCCGGACTGTTGTGCAGGTCGGCGTATGCCTTGACCAGCGCATCGCGCTCGGCGCGGTTGTCGTATGCGGCGTTCTCGGCGGCGATAAACTCGCGCGCGTTCTCGATGTCGAAGTCAGTCATTCGACCACCAGCTTGGATATTCTCCAGAGCCCGTCCTTGTGCATCGCCTCATAGGCCTCGTTCTCCTCTATCCAGTTGAGAGGCCGAGCGCCGGCCTGCGCGCGCAGTTCGTTGATGTGCTTGCCCATGCACCGAAGCACCCGGCCTTCTTGCGGGACATCAGCGGCATCCAGCAGAGCGCTGGCCTTCAGAATTTGCTCGATGGTTATGGTCACCGCTTCACGCACACCATGTAGCCGTTGAAGTTCAGTCGACCGCTGATTGCCCAGCCCTCCTCGCGCGCAAGGGCTTCCTTCATCCAGGCCACCGCACCTATCGCCACAGCGCCGTTCTCGATCATGCCGTTGATGATGTCGAGCGCTTCATCATTGGTGATGACCAGGGCGAACTGGTCGCTGCTGACGCCGCGCCGCTGCATGTCCAGGCAGCGCACCATCATTCGTTTCATCGTCGCGCTGCTCTTCTGCTGGCGCGACATCCATTGCTCTGCTTGCATGGTTCAGCTCCTGCTGTTGTTTACGCCGCCGCCGGCACCTTCGATGCCATGTCGGCCGCCATCATTGCATCCTGGCGATCCTGCATGCCCTGCTGCTGCTGGGCTTCCTGCTGCATGAGCGCCTCCATCTCATCGTCATCGCGCATCGCCTCGGCCGGGAAGCCGTAGAGCGTAGCAATGCGCTGCGTGCTGCGGTCGGCGTTCAGGCGCTTGAGGCCTGTCGGGTCACCGCTGAGCTGTGCGATGGTCGCCGCAGTCTGGTAGGTGCGCTCGATGGCAATGACGTCCGGCATCTGCTGCGCCTTCGCGAGCGGCCCGGTGTAGACGATGTTCATCTCCTCATCGGCCAGCTCCTGCGGCGGCTGCGGCAGCTTGCCTGTCCGCATCATGAGGCCGAAGGTGCGCTCGACCAGGGGGTTGAGCAGCTCGACCTGCAGGCGGCCCAGGGTGGGCCCGAGCAGGCGCTCCATAAGCTCCCATCGGATCTGAATCTCGGTGGCCGTCATCGGCGTGCCCTGCGGCGGCGGCAGGCGCAGGTGGTCAGCGTAGAACGCCTCGCGGATGCGGTTCTCCAGGCGGGTCACCCAGAACTGCGCCTTGTCGGGACGGGCGCCGCTTTCGAGGTACTCCAGGCGCGAGCCTGGGCGCATGTAGGTAATGCCGTTCGGCGTGGTGCGGATGTTCCCAATGACGCCACGGTCGTCGACCACCAGCGGCGGGTCCAGCTCTTTCGCCATCGCCTTAAAGCCCATCTTCACTGCGGCATTCATCGAGCGCACTGAGGCCATGGTCTTGAAGGCAGGGCCGCGACCCCAGCCGTTGTCATCGTCGGCCGCGACGCGGAACCGGGCGATGTTCACCGGCATCTCTTCATAGCCGCCCTCGGCGATGATGACCTTGTCGTCCTGGTTGACGTAGCAGCTCGCAATCGGCATGTCCTTCGCGAGCTTATCGCTGCCGCTCTTGAAGTAGCTGTCACGCGGGTAGATGGAGTGAATGATGCGGACTTCCTTGAGTTTGTCTTCGGCGCGGGCGTTGTCGTCCAGTGCCTGCGACGCCTTAGCGCCGAGCTGTTTGAAGCCGGGGTGCTGCATGAAGCGGCGTGCCATGTTCATGGGCGTCATCTTGAACGAGCGGTAGACGGCATCGACGCGGCCATCCACGCCCATGGTGAACACGTAGTCCTTCACGGGCCAGCAGGTGTAGTGCAGTTGGCGGTTGACCATCTCGGCGTAGCCAGCGGCGGTCGCGAACCCGCAGAGGTCGAGATACATCTCGTCCATCATGAGATAGAAGTTCGACTTCGCCATCTCGGCGAGCATGAGGTCGCGACACTCCTGGCGCCAGGTCGCTATCTTCGGCTTGTCGCCGAGGCGCGTGTTTTCAAGGCCCAGCTCGAACCACACCGAGCCCATCGGCGTCAGCGTGGCGGCGAAGTTGCCGGCCAGGATCTCAAGCGCATCGACGGCGGTGTCATCGTAACGCGTGATGCCGCGCCGCTGCCCTGGCGTTTCCCACCGGTTGACGTTGCCACGGTCGGGCAGGAAGTAGTCCACCACCTGCTGGAATTCGTTCGCCAGGTTCGCCTTCTGGCTGTCGAGGTAGGCGAAGGTCTCGCAGATCTGAGTCGGGTCAGCCATCGTTATGCCCCCAGGCGCATCGGCGCGCCAAGCAGAGTGGGTCGACCGAGGCTCGCGCTGGACCTGCTACCCCACGACAGGTTGGTGGCGACAGCGCGGCGCCGCTTCAGCAGAGCCTGGGCGAACTTCTCCTCGGGAGTCAGCTCGGCCGGCCCTGGCGTAACGGCTTCAGGCTTGGGCGGCGGCGGCGGCGCCGGCGCGAGCGCACCACCGACAGCGGCAGCGGCGCCAGTCACGGCCGCGCCTGCCAACAGGTTTTTGACTGACCCGGCGGCAATCAGCAGGTCGGCGCCTTCCTTGACGCCTAAGCTGGCAGCGGCTGTGGTGACGCCGGTGCGGACGCCGCTCACCACGTTGTTGGCGACGTTGCTCACGCTCGCCGCGCCGCCGCCGCCGGTTGCCGTGATGCCGGCGCCATTCGCAGGTGCCGTCAGAGCAGTGAGGCCGCCATTGGCGACCCAGCTCGTTGCGCTTGCCACGCCATAGCCCTGGGCTAAGCCGAACGCTGCACCCACCCAGCCGCCACCCTGCGCCTTGAGGCCGCCCGAGGCGGCACCGATAGCCATGGCTGCATACGGGTTGCCGGTGACCACGGTCGCGCCTATCTGCGCCGCGATGGTGAGCACCTTGCCGAAGGTCGAGTCGAGGAAGTTCTTCTTGTTCTGCTGGCCCTGCGCGGCATCTCTGAACGTCCAGTCAGTGGCACGCAGCGCGGTGTCGGTGGTCAGGCCAGGGTCGCGCTTGCCCGTGCGGATGTAGTCATCGAACATGCGGAGCTGCTCGCGATCTGCGCGCGGCCCGGTATTGGTGACGCTCCAGCGCGACAGGTTGCCCCAGGCTTCTTTCGACCCGCCAGCCTTCTCGGTCTGCTTGCCCCGGATCTTGTCGATGCTGGCGAACACGTTGTCCGCCGTGATGCCGACCCAGGCGTTGCCGGCGCCGGCCTCGCTGTACGTCAGGTTCTTCGCGTTGAGGTTCGGGTTGCCGCGCGCCGGGGGCGATGCAGCCGGCGATGCAGCCGGCGGGGTGGCCGGCGGGGTGGCCGGCGGGGTGGCCGGCGGGGTGGCCGGCGGGGTGGCCGCTGCCGGCGCCGAGGCGGGGCGTCCCATCGCCGTGCGGTACGTGCCTCGGTTGAAGCCGGGGCCGACGATGACGTCGTCAAAAGAGGCAGAGCCCCTACGCTTGAGAAGTGCTGCTGCCATGGTCTGTCCTCAGTACGGGTCGAACTCTGCTTCCGCGAACGCCTGCTGGTGCTGGACGTCGGGTCGCGTGTTTACTCCATCCATCGGTTCGAAGTCAGCCACAGAGTGCGTTTGCACCCTCTCACCGGGTTTACGCGCGAATCCTCGCACAATATCCCCCACCAATTCGACCGCGACATATTGGAAGCTGTCGTGAGGGTGCGAGTACTCGTTCTTATCGGGCTTCAGGGCGTAGCGTGGGTTGCTGCCGCCGACCATCATGCGACGGTGCTTGTACTCACCTTGGAAGCCCTTGCGCAGGCGCTTGCATCTCGGGTGCACCAGCAGCATCGGCTCGCCGTCGATGGCGTTCTTGAGCAGGTAGCGCACCGCCTCCTGCCGCAGGGTTGGCTCTTGCTGCCCTGGCTGGATGTCGACGCCGAGCGCGCGCAGGATGTCGAAGCAGGACTGCTCATCGGTGTCGGATGCCGACTCGCCAGCCGGGTCGCCGATGTCATTGAGGCGGGTGCCGTCGGCCCAGCCATAGTTCATCCTGGTGTGTTTCTGCACGGTGGGCGCAAAGGCCTGGATGCCAGCACGGTCGGCGGTCTGCTCATCGAAGATGCGGACCTGGCCGTTAGGCATGACCGTGACAAACACTGCGGCCGGCGTCAGCCCGAAGTCCCAGCCGCGCATGACAGCGCAGCCCTTGGGGATGTCGAACTCGCGGCAGTGCCACGAGTCTCGATACTCGGGATAGACAGGCTTGCCGGTCTGTAGGTGCCCGTACTCGGCGCAGGCGTACACCTTCACCTCGCTCTCGGACATCGAGCCCACCATGGCGTCGTAATAATCGGACGGCAGGTGCGCGAGGTTCTCAGCCAGGGGGTTGGGCGTGAAGATGCCGTTGCGGTGAATCAGGCCGCCCGGTTGCTTGAACAGGCGCCAGCCCTTGGGCCGCTCGTCTTCGAACTTGGTGTACCACCAGTTGTCGGTGTCCGGTGGGTTGGTGTCCATCATCATGCGACGGTAGAACTCGCCGCACTCGACGCGTGGCGGGAACCGGCCTGTGCGCCCGTACAGCGGGCCGATGACTTCCTTGGGCACTTCCCTTGCCTCATTGACCAGGGCGTGGCTCAGCTCCAGGGAGAGCAGGTTCTGCACATGGTCTGGACGGTCGAGCGCCCTGAAGATGTATTCGATCTCGACGCCCTTGAACCCGGTCACCACATAGCTGTGCTTGGCATCCCTGAATTTGCCCCAGGCGCTGGGCGGAATCCAGGCGAAGAACGTCTTCATGGTCGTGTCTTCGAGCTGCGAGTAGGTGTTGCGCACCACGGCATAGCGGCAGCGCCGGATACCATCCTGGCAGGGCGGCATCTCATGGGCTATCGATATGGACTTCATCAACAAGGCGACGGTCTTGCCGCTGCCGAACGGACCCATGAGCCCCTCGATGGCGTTGCCCCTGGCGTTAAAGAACTCATCGAGGGTGGGCGACCCGCGCAGGTCGTACTTGATTTCGCGCGGGATGTTGGGCTGGGATAGGTCAGCCACGCAGGTTCGCCGCCGGCTGAGTCATCACCTCATAGTCGAACTCGCCGCGACCGTGGTCATACTTGACGCGCACCCACCGGACGCCGATGTGATGCTCGATGAGGCGCTTGTCCAGCTCATCGGCCAGCCGCTTTGCCAGGGCGGCTGCTGCCTCCGCGAGGCGCCCATCAGGGTCAAGGTGCGCCAGGTCGGACATGTCCCACTCATTCATCGACCTTGGCCTTCTGTGTTGGCTCGGGCAGCGGCTCGCGAGTCAGGGCGGACATCACGACCAGTGTGCCGGCGGGCGTG